CTCCAAAGATACATCCCAACACCGAGTGGGCCGTGCTGCGGACATCCGTGTTCCCGGAATGACCCCCGATAAGGTAGTGCGCGCTTTGATTGCAACCCAGCTACCGTTTGACCAAATTATCAGAGAGTTTGACGCCTGGACGCACATCAGCATCAGCGACAAGCCCCGTCGTCAGGCTTTGATTATCGACAAGCTAGGAACTAGACCCTTTGTTTAGCGCACAGGATAGGGACAATCGTCAGGCACAAAGGCCAAGCAGTGGACAGCAGCGTACTTGGTAGCGCCCTTGACCCAGCGATCAATGTAAACGTCAGGCATTAACGCCAAGGAACGACTGACGCCTGTCGGCGTAACCTTCAACGCAAGCGCAAGTTCTAGGGCGGTCATGCCGTCTGGTGCTTGGGCTAAAACATCTCTAATCTTGTCTGAAATTACCACGGCGCATCCTCATGATTTTGCGGGTTAAACGGGATAGGTTTACTTGGCTGCGCTGGTGGCAATTGAGTAGGAAAAGGCCAGTTATCCATTGTTGCGCTCTGCTGCAAAGTGGTCAGCAAGTTCCCGCGCACGGTGTTTGTTGATGCCTTCACGAACTAGGCTAACCACTACCATGTCTCGCCACTGACTCGGCTCCTGCTCTATCTTCACTTTTAAACGCAAAGCCTCGCGTTCAATGCGCCGAAACTCTTCTTCCTCTGAGTTCATAGCATCCCCCACAAGAATCCAGCCAAGCCAGCAATGCCCACCACAGCAAACAGCACTAGGATTACCGTGGCAATCAAGTGCATAAAATTTGCCAGTTCGTAGTCTTCGTCATCATCCATGTTGTCACCTCTTTAAAATGCTATGTCGTCATCGTCTTTGGGCAACCCTTGATAACCATCCTTTGGCTTTGGGTCATTGATATATGCCCAACCATCCCAGCCACCTTCCTTTACCGGGATTACTTCAATTTTGACCATCTCGCCCCGTTGAGTCTGGATGATGCTGCCAATCCGCTGATAGCGGTTTTTCTTCTCGCCTTTGGCATTGGTGTATGTGCCGACAATGCAGCTGAGTTCTTTTAAGATTTTTGCCATAATTTTCTTTAATAAATGTGTTGCTTGCTGATTTCTTGGATAACCTGGTCATAGTAGACCCGCGCCGCCTCAACTTTGATTTTGATTTTGTCTTCCAAAGCTGCATCACGTTTATACGGCACGATGGTCACTCGCAGTTCTCGATTGATGTGATCGACCTTGTGCAGCTGCTTGCTTTCGTAACCAATCAAATCGTCTGGAGTGCTAACCAAGCAGTAAGCAATGTCTGCCCGTGGCTTGTCCCACAGCATCATGTAAGCCCGTAATTGCCATTCGTACCCGGTATCTCTGCCCTGGTCAGCCAGGACGTAGAAAGTAGTCAGGCACCAGCTGGACTTGATATCAATGATTCGGTCATCAGCAACAATGTCAGCCTCACCAGTTATCCAGGCATTTGTTTTGCGTTCCTTGTTTTTGGCATGGCTGGATAGGTGTACGGCGTTGTACAGGTCAATGGATTCGTCTTCAACCCTCAACCCCTTGTCCATATATTTTGTAGTAACCCGTTCGTCATAGCCATAAATAAACTCTTTGGCTAATTTAGTGACGTAGGTCTTGGCCCCCACGCTTAATTCGTCATTACCCTTGCCATCGGTCATGATTGCGCTCAAAGCACTGGCTCTAAAAATAATGCTCATGGTGTCCCTTTTAGTGTTGCCTTTTGTGCGTCTTTTGCTTTGGTGATTCGATCACGAGCGTCAGCATCATCACCGACTTTTTTGATTGCCTGGAAAAATGCTTCTCGCAAGTCACCATGCGTATTGGATTCGGCAATGTCTGCTAGCAGTGCTTTGATGGTGGCCTCTGTCGCCTTAGGTGCTGGCTTTGATCCAGCGTTGCCATCGTCATCCTCTGGTGCTATGCCGCAAGCCGCCATCAAACTGTACCGACGCGCATACGTCAAAGCAGAGCCATACCCTTGCGGGTCATGCTTGGCAGCGGGTACATGAAGGATGCCGCACTCCAGTATTTCGCCTGATTCGTGGACAAACATGGTTTCCACCATGACGCCATCGGTGCAGTCGTAGCATTTTTGGATGAGTGCTATGCCGTTGTCGTTTAAACCGCCTATGACCGCCTCAACGCAAGCGGCAAGGTCAGCATAGCGTGACTTGAAATGCGGGTTCGTAGCGGTCTTTAAAGCAGGCCCAAAGGCCTTCTGTGCTTTCACCAGTGCAGTAGCTATCAGTTTCATACAGTCTCCTTCAGTTCCAATAATTCTTGAGTTTCAGCAAACAGGGTAATCTCAGTCTTGTTTCCGTCTTGGTCAATCACAAACAGTTTGCGCGTCCAAAACACGCCAACTTGCCCAACCAGGCTAGACGGTTCTTTTAGTTGCAAAGTTTTAACCCGGTGTATCAAAATGCTTGTCATGTCAATTCCTTGTAAGTAATTTCAATTTCCAATTCTTTGCAGCGTTCTTGGGCGCACTCCAGCAGGTACGCCATTTCGCGCAGCGCACTGGTTAGCATCCCGCATTCAAACGCCAGCCTGTCAGCAGGCTCTGCCCCTGCATATGATTTGGCAACAACAGCGTGTATGCCATCTAAAATTTGTTGAATGTTCATAGTTGCACCTTTAAAGTTTTCTTTCCACGTTTTGTAAAGCACTGCACAGCGCCATCGTCCAGCAGCCGCCAGCCAGCGTTTTCACCGCAAAGCTGCTGTACAGCTGCCTCAAAGCGCTGCTGGCGCTCCTGGTCAGTCTTAGCTGCCTTGTAAGCCGCCACAGCATCCTGCGCTGCCTCGATCTCTGAAGGCCAATCTAGGTAGTGGCTGGTGCCAAGCACCAGGGCCACTAAAGCCGCCGCCAGCCAGTTCATTCTTCACCCCGATCAAATGCAGCATCTTCAATTTGGTCTTCCAGATCGCGCAGTGCTTCTTCTTCAATCGTTTCAACCCAGTCGCCCAGCACCTCGCTGATATCAACGCCTTCGACCAAGGCCCAGATCAACTCAACGGCAGCAGCGCAGCCAGGGTCATCGAAGGTGGCGCGTTCTTCTTTTTCAAAAGCCAAGTAGCAGTCCAACACCAGACCGCCAGCAGTCTCGAAACGGTGGTTGCACAGACCCTTGAGGTCTTCCTTGGTTGGCTTGTAGCCAGTTGTCCAGACGGGAGTTTTGTTCATGGTGTTTCCTAAAAAGACCCCTTGCGGAATTGCGTTGGGGATTGACTGCATCATAAGCCAGCTTAAATCATTGCGTCAACAACTTTGTTAATCCCCCTTAACTTTACTCAAGTATTGACAGCTCTCCCTTTGGTAAGGTGGCTTACAATCGGGCATGACTAAAGAACAAGCGATCACTCTTGCTGGCTCCCAAGCTAAGCTGGCGGCATTGCTGGAGATCAATTCTGCTGCTATCAGCCAGTGGGAAACGATTCCCGAGAAGCGCATCTGGCAGCTAAAAGTCTTGCGACCAGGGTGGTTTGCATAGTAAAATTCGGGTGTGGCTACTCTTAGCGGAGGAAAAGGCGATTCGTTACCGCCCTGCCAGACCCACCTACAGTAACGGCTGACCTAGAACGTAAGGTTGTCAATGCACTACTACCGTCACCACATTGGTGATTTCCTGAAAGACACAGGACACCTCAGCAACGACCAAATGGGCGTTTATTTGAGGATGCTCTGGCGTTACTACTTAGACGAAAAGCCGCTGAAAGACGACTGCGAAAGCATTGCGTTTGTGATGCGTTCGGATGCGAAAACAGTCAGTTTAATCCTTCAGCATTTCTTTGTCTTGCAAGATGAAGGGTGGCGCCACAAGCGTTGCGACAAAGAAATTTCCGACTACCACGAAAAGAAAGGAAAGGCGGCAAACAGTGCGAACGCACGATGGAGCAATGCAAACGCTATGCGAACGCATACCGAACGCAATGCGGATGCACCTGTTTTTGATGCTAACCATAAACCAATAACCAATAACCAAAAGAATACCAATATATGTCCACCTGACGGTGGCCCCGAGGTAAAAATTCCAGATTGCAACCACCAGGGAGTCATAGACCTGTATCACCAGCAGCTGCCAACCTTGCGCCGGGTGGAAGTCTGGAATGCTGTTAGGCAAGGCTACTTACGGCAACGCTGGCGCGAAGTGGCGGCAGAGCTGGGCAAAGACAAGCCGACAACCGCAAGCGCGGTGCTGGATTGGTTCAATGACTTCTTTGGTCACATCCAAAAATCGCGATTCCTGGTTGGCAAAGTGAACAGCAAAGACGGACGAGCGTTTACAGCCGATCTGGAGTGGATTCTGAAACCGAGCAATTTTGCAAAAATAGTCGAAGGAAAATATCATGGCGCTAACTAATTTCAAAAAAGAGGAAATCCCCGAGGGCAAATCTGATCTGCTGTGCAGCGTAGATGGGTGCAACAGCCGCTGGAGCGTGCGGATTGATGGGCAGCTACCAAAATGCAGCCATCACCAGTGGCAACAACCTAAGTTTGGCAACACCAAAACCTACCAGCAATACCTGGCAGACAAGGACAGCCCTGGCGTGCCGCCCGTTAGCACCTGGTACAACAAGGGGGAATGGTGAATGAGTTGGCTCTTTTCGCAGGCGCTGGTGGAGGAATACTCGGTGGACACCTCCTTGGATGGCGAACCGTCTGCGCCGTTGAGTGGGAGCCATACCCAGCAAGCGTACTGTGCGCCCGACAAAATGACGGTCTTCTCCCGCCTTTCCCGGTTTGGGATGACGTACAAACCTTTGACGGTAAACCGTGGCGAGGAATTGTTGACGTTGTATCGGGCGGCTTTCCCTGCCAAGACATCAGCGCAGCTGGAAAAGGAACAGGCATTGAGGGAGAGCGCAGCGGAATGTGGCGAGAAATGGCACGCATCATTCACGAAGTACAGCCCAGATTTGCGTTTGTGGAGAACTCACCAATGCTCACTTCTCGGGGACTTGGAACCGTTCTCGGAGACTTGGCCGCAATGGGGTTTGATGCGCGGTGGGGAGTGCTGGGAGCAGCAAACGTTGGCGCAAACCACCAGCGAAACCGAATCTGGATTGTTGCCAACTCCAACCATGCAAGGACTAAACGGCGGCAGCAACAGTCGCAAATCAGCAATGGCCAAAGGGACTTGGTTAACTCCAGCAGCAAGCGACGGTCAGAGGGGTGGAACGATCACGGACAAGATGACGGGTCAAAGCCTGCCACAGATGGTCAACACGCCAGCCAAATGGCCCACCCCGAATGCGAGGGATTGGAAGGACAGCGGAGCCAGCCAAGGGAACAGGAAGTTTCCGAATCTAGGAACGCAAGTGCATTGGACAACACCAGTTTCGGACGATACAAGCCACAGGACGAAGAAATATGCACAAGGTGGAACGCCTCTATCAATGCAAGCTGGTGGGCAACTGAACCCAACGTGGGTAGAGTGGCTAATGGGGTGGCCGCTAGGGTGGACAGACTTAAAGCCATTGGCAACGGACAAGTCCCACTCTGTGCCGCAACAGCCTGGAGAATCTTGCAATGAATTATTTTGAGGCCCACAAACTGCTAGACGAGGTGCGCGATGGCCACAATCACACCTACGCCGACATTACAACCGCACTCGAACTGGTTGGAGACATTGACCCAGACCTATGCACAGATGGCACTTGCTGGTGGCGACCTAGCGCAAAAAGCTGGCAGACGGGACTACCTGGTGCAACGGTTTGTCGAACTGGAACAGGATTTTCCCGGCATCACAGCAATGATTCATACAAAAATTAAGGCAATGAAATGATGCAAATTTGTTTTGAAGTGCCAGGCCAACCCCGCGGGAAGGGCAGACCACGCTTTGCCAGACGGGGTAATTTTGTCAAAACTTACACCGATGCAGCCACCGCCAGCTACGAAGATCAAATCAGGTTTTATGCCTTGCAAGCGATGGGCAGCACTGAACCGTTAAAAACGGCGCTAGAGGCTTTTATTTACGTCAGGCTATCAGTGCCACAGTCCTACTCTAAAAAGCGCACTGAGGCCTGTTTAAGTGGCTTGGAGAGGCCATGCAAGAAACCAGACCTGGACAATGTTGTTAAATCTTTCATGGATGGCATGAACGGCATTGTCTATGAAGATGATGACCAAGTGGTTGATTTGCATTCAACGAAACGCTATGCAATAAATGCTGGAGTTGACGTTTTGATTAAGGAAAAAGAATGAAGATCGCAGTATGGGAGCCTGTTCAGGCCCACAAAGAAATGATGACCGTGATCTGGCCCACGCTGAAATCTATGCTGATGGCAGGCCACAAGATGACGATAGAAATTAAACAAAGCCGCCGCAGCACTGAGCAAAACGCCATGTTCCACAGTCTGATTGGCAAAATCAGCACAGCAATGGCGGCAGCAGGCAGCACTTGGACAGCAGACGATTGGAAACGATTGCTAGTCGATCAATGGGCGCACGACACAAACCGCAAGATCGGCAAAGTATGCCCAAGCCTGGATGGTGAGCGCATTGTCCAGCTGGGCCTGCAAAGCCACAAGTTCACCACAGCTGAGAGCAGCGAATTTATTGAATTCTTGTACGCCTGGGCAGCAAACAAGGGATTGACGCTGTAATGTGCTATATTTCAAAAGCAGTTGACCTTTCGGGGGTTCGCCCCCGCTTTTTGGACAGATATGCCAAACATTGACGACATTGCTGAATTCATTGCCCAGCTGTTTCACAGCAGCACGGTGACGCATCTGCTCCATTTGTCTACT